ATGCGGAGGTGTGTTACTGTACCCTCTGGCATACAAAAAAGGAGTAAATTAGGAAAAAAGAGGGATATACATAAGTATACATAAGTCATTGATTTACATAAGGAAAACACAGGTGCCTCATTGGTGTTGACACAAGCAGTTAAGGGACACACAGGTTGACACACAAGGGGCTTGAGGGTGTACTTAAATTAATTTAGTAAATATAGAAAATAATGCTTGACATTTACTTTAATATATGGTATAATATCAAGTATACTAAGTTAGTTAAAGGAAACCATCCGCGCCTTAAGTACCTTAAGTAAACTAAAGTATTTTACTTTTATTAATAATTAAAGAAAATAACTAAACTCTACTTAAGTATCCTTAAGATAACTAAGGGGAATACTTTGAGTAAACCAGATATAGATAAGTCAACCATTGCCGCAAAGCGGAAAGGTCGGCCACCAAAGAAAGCTGTAGTGTCTAAAACAACAGGTAATAGAAAAGGGGTAGGTCGTCCCAAAGGTGATGCTTCAATCATCAACGACTATAAAGCTAGGATGCTTGCGTCCCCAAAGTCACGTAAGGTGATGGATGCAATCTTTGATGCGGCTTTAGACAATGATCATAAGAATCAGTCAGCGGCATGGAAGTTAGTAATGGATAGGATGTTACCTATTAGTTACTTTGAGAAGGAGAAAGGAGGTAGCGGTGGGCGTAGTGCTATCAATATCTCTATTACTGGAGTAGGTGGTGAAACTACTATTATCTCTGGTAATGAACAACAGCAAGACCCATTAGAGGGAGAAGTTGTCAATGATTAATAACATTAATGATATGTTAAGATACTTTAACAGGGAAGAGTTTGCCTGTCAGTACACAGGTAAGAATAAGATTGATGATCAATTCCTAATCAAATTAGACCACCTACGCTATGTATGTGGTTTTCCTTTTATAATAACTAGCGGCTACAGAGACCCTAGTCACCCCGTAGAGGCTAAGAAAAAAGTTGCAGGAACTCACGCACAAGGTATCGCCTGTGACATCAGGGTTGAGAATGGTCAGCAAAGGTATGACATCGTTAAACACGCCACTGCGTTGGGGTTCAACGGTATCGGAGTTGCTAACAGCTTTGTCCATGTTGACATCCGCAAGTTGGACGTTGGCGAGTCTCCTGTAATGTGGTGTTATAATTGACAGACTTAAATGTCTCTCTTCTACCGTGGCAACAGGAAGTATATAACAACGAAACAAGATTTAAAGTTATAGCCGCAGGTAGACGTACAGGTAAGAGTAGACTAGCGGCATGGATGTTAATACTCCGCGCCCTTAGTGATACCAAAGGCCATGTGTTTTACGTTGCCCCTACACAGGGACAGGCTAGGGACATTATGTGGCAGATGCTCCTAGAGTTAGGACATAACGTCATAGCCTCTAGCCACGTTAATAACCTACAGATTAAACTCATTAATGGTGCTATAATTGCCCTAAAGGGTGCGGATAGACCAGAGACAATGAGGGGTGTCAGCTTAAAGTTCCTAGTAATGGATGAGTACGCTGACATGAAGCCAGAGGTTTGGGAGCAGATACTACGTCCTGCTTTGGCTGACCAAAAGGGTGATGCGTTATTCATAGGGACTCCTATGGGGCGTAATCACTTCTACGAACTATATACTTATGCCTGTGTGTCGGATGATCCTACATTTACAGGTTTTCATTTTACAAGTTATGATAACCCCTTGTTAGACCCAGAAGAGATTGAAGCGGCAAAGAAGTCAATGTCTTCCTTTTCATTCAGACAGGAGTTCATGGCTTCCTTTGAGGCAAATGATAGTGAACTCTTTAAGGAAGAAAACGTCAAGTTTAGTGAGGAAGAACCTTCAGATGGTGAGTATTACATTGCTGTCGATTTGGCAGGTTTTGCTGAAGTTTCTAAGGTCACAACCAAAACCAAAAGGCTTGACCAAACGGCAATTTCTGTGGTTAAGGCAGGTACGGAAGGATGGTGGGTTGCTAATATCATACATGGGCGGTGGGGTGTTGAAGAGACCGCCAGACGTATCTTTGAAGCAGTCAGAGACTACCGACCAGTAGCTGTAGGTATTGAGAAAGGTGCACTTAAGAATGCAGTGTTTCCTTACTTAAACAACGAGATGAAAAAGAACCAAAGGTTTTTCAGGATTGAAGAACTAACTCATGGTAATAAAAAGAAAATAGATCGTATAGTTTGGGCATTGCAAGGTCGATTTGAACACGGCAGTATATTACTAAACAAAGGTAAATGGAACAGTCAGTTTCTTGATGAGTTGTTTCAATTCCCCAACCCATTAGTCCATGACGACTTAATAGACTCATTAGCATATATAGATCAGTTAGCAAAAGTATCCTATGCTTATGACTATGAGGATGAAGGCTACGAATACTTAGATAAATACGCAGGGTATTAACTATGTTAGAAGATAAAGAAAGTTTCTCTATAGAGCAAGACCTAGAAGGTTGGGTGATGGACAAATGTGATAATTGGAGAGATCATTATGAAGCCAATTATTCCGATAAGTTTGAAGAGTATTACAGGTTATGGAGAGGACAGTGGTCTTCCCAAGACCGAACAAGAGAATCCGAAAGGTCTAAGATTATTTCCCCTGCACTGCAACAGGCAGTTGAGTCCTCTGTAGCGGAACTAGAGGAAGCTACCTTTGGCCGTGGTAAGTGGTTTGATATACGTGATGATATACACGATCAACAAAGTGCTGACATTGCAATGTTACGTACACACCTTGATGAAGACTTTAAAAAGAACAAAGTACGTAAAGGTGTCGCTGAGTGCTTAATCAATGCCGCTGTGTTTGGTACTGGTATTGCAGAGATTGTCCTAGAGGAAGAAAAGGAAATGGCTCCTGCATCTCAGCCAATGATGGGTGGTGAGTTACAGGCAGTAGGTGTTACCATTAAAGATCGTACTTGTGTTAAGCTACGTCCTGTAATGCCACAAAACTTCCTAATAGACCCTGTAGCTACAGATATTGATTCAGCTTTAGGTTGTGCTGTTGATGAGTTTGTCTCTAGCCACCTAGTAGAACAACTACAGGAAAAGGGTGTTTATCGTGATGAGCCTATCACTCAAGCACAGACTGACTTTAATTTAGAACCAGATCAAGACCTAACTTCATTTTCTGAGGACAAAGTACGTCTAACTAAGTATTATGGTTTAGTCCCTGCTCACTTACTTAAGAAAGCCGAAAAGTCAGAACTAGAAGATGACGAAGAAGAGATTGAAGATATAGAAGTTTCCCTTATGGGTAGTGATGAGGGAGATGAGGAAGATTCCTATTATGTAGAAGCTATGGTTGTTATTGCTAACAGCGGTGTGCTTCTTAAAGCGGAAAGAAACCCTTACATGATGCAGGATCGTCCTGTTGTTGCATTCCCTTGGGATGTCGTTCCTAGCCGTTTCTGGGGCAGAGGGGTATGTGAGAAAGGGTATAACTCACAAAAGGCTTTAGACACAGAACTACGCGCTAGAATTGATGCTCTATCCCTTACTATACACCCTATGCTTGCAATGGATGCCTCACGTATGCCCAGAGGCTCTAAGCCTAGTATACAGCCTGGAAAAGTTATATTAACTAATGGCGATCCTCGTGAAGTCCTACAGCCATTTAACTTTGGTAATGTCAATCAAATTACCTTTGCACAGGCTCAAGCACTTCAAACTATGGTACAGACAGCTACAGGCGCTATTGATTCAGCAGGTATTGCAGGATCAGTTAATGGTGAGTCAACTGCCGCAGGTGTCTCTATGTCCCTTGGTGCTATTATCAAGCGACATAAGCGTACATTAATAAACTTCCAAGAATCATTCCTTATTCCTTTCGTAACAAAGTCTGCTTGGCGTTATATGCAGTTTGAACCTGAAATGTACCCAGTAGCTGACTATAAGTTCCACACATCTAGTTCTTTAGGTATCATTGCTCGTGAGTACGAAGTTACACAGCTTGTACAGTTACTACAAACTATGTCTCCTGATACACCTATGTATCCTAAACTAGTCACTTCTATTATTGACAACATGAACCTAGCTAATCGTGAAGAACTTATTGCTTTACTTGATCAAGCTAATCAGCCTAATCCTGAAGCACAGCAAGCACAGCAACAGGCACAACAAGCTGAGTTGGCTTTCCAAGCGGCACAAACTGCGGCACTCAACGGACAAGCACAGGAGTCTCAGTCTAGGGCGCAGAAGATGGCAATGGAAACTCAGGTTATTCCTCAAGAGTTGGAGATTGACAGAATTAAAGCTGTCACTACTAATATTCATGCAGGAGATCAGGACGATAAAGAGTTTAAGAAACGTCTTGAAATATCCAAACAACTTTTGAAGGAACGAGAGGTAGCTATTAAAGAGAGGACTAACTAATGGCTAAAGATTCTAGGTTAGAAAGAGCAGGAGTTAGTGGTTATAATAAACCTAAGCGTACTCCTAATCATCCAACTAAGTCTCATGTGGTTGTAGCAAAGTCAGGTGATCAAATAAAGACTATTCGTTATGGTCAACAAGGTGTCTCTGGTGCAGGATCAAACCCTAAGACTGCATCGGAAAAAGCAAGACGTAAATCTTTTAAAGCAAGACACGCTAAGAACATCGCTAAAGGTAAAATGTCTGCGGCATATTGGGCAAACAAATCAAAATGGTAATAGGAGGCATTTATGCCACAAGGTAAAGGTACATACGGTAGTAAAGTTGGAAGACCACCTGCTAAGAAAAAGAAACCAGTAGCTAAACGTGCAAGATCAATGCCACTAACCAAGAAGCAATCCGAAGCCGCTATACAGGCTTTGCGCGATGAGGCAGGAAGAAAAGCTTACCGAAAGAAACAAGCGGCTAAAAAGAAAAGTAAAAAATGAATGGTCAAACACACGGAGGCAAAGGTAGTACACAACGCCCTACGGATAAAAAGAAGTTTGACCAGAACTTTGATACAATCTTTAATGTAAAAAAAGATAAGAAAAAAGAAAATAAAGCTTGACTTTAAGTTAAAAACATGGTATAATAGATATGTACATTAACTTAAATTACTGTCCATAAAGGAGAAACAGTATGGCTGACCCAAAACTAGAATTATATTATCGTAACTTTAGAGAAGTATTTCGTTCAGAAGGTTGGAAACAACTGATGGAAGATTTAAAAAACAACGCGGTAATTATTAATTCTGTAGAAGTTACTAAAGACTTAGAAGATTTGTGTTTCCGTAAAGGTCAATTATCTATAATAGCTAACCTACTTAACTTAGAGGCTCAAATAGATATAGCGGAAGAGCAAGCAAATGAAGAGGAACTTGAAGAAAACGAAGAGGCCGCCTAAGTGGCCTTATTGTTTGACTTCCAATGTTCTGAAGGACACACTACTGAAAGCTTACGGTCTTCCGATACTAAGTTTATTGTTTGTCCTTCATGCGGTAAGACTGCAAAAAAAATTGTATCTCCTATTCGTGTTCATATTGACCCTATCAATGGATCATCATGGAAAGCCTCAAGGAAATGGGCTAAACAGCGCGAACAGAGGATACAACAAGAGCGTAAGGAAAACTCCTAACCGAACCCTTACATACAATACACCTCCATAATGAGAAATCACGGAGTTTGATAATGGCTACACTTATAGACGAGCGTCCTGAGAATGATGATAATGAAGAAATCACCAATCTTAATGAACTAGAACAACAAACTAAAACTGAAGAACCTGAAGAGGCAACCCAACAGTTTACAAGTGAACAAGCAGTAGAAGAAGAAATCCCTGAGAAGTACAAAGGAAAGAGTACGGCTGAAATTGTAAGGATGCATCAAGAGGCTGAGAAGTTATTAGGCCGACAGAGTTCAGAAGTAGGGGAACTGCGACACGTTGTTGATAGTTACATTCAGACACAACTCGACACCACGCAACAAAATCAACAACCTGAAGAAGAAATAGATTTTTTCTCTGATCCAGATAAAGCAGTAGATAAAGCTATTAAGAACCATCCTTCTATTAGACAAGCTGAAGCTGTTACAAATCAGTATAGACAAGCAACAGCAAAGACTCTTTTACAAGAACGCCATCCTGATATGGGTGACATCTTACAAGACGATAAGTTTGCTAAATGGATAAAAGGATCAAAGATTCGGACACAGCTTTTTATACAGGCAGATCAACATTATGATCACGAAGCCGCTGATGAACTTTTCACTAACTGGAAGGAACGTCAACAAGCAGTAGATCAAACTGTGGTGAATGAGAAAGCGAGTAGAAAACAAGCCGTGAAAAAAGCATCCACAGGTGGGGCTAAAGGAAGCGGTGAAGCGTCCTCTCGTAAAGTCTATAGGCGTTCAGACATTATTAAACTTATGCAGGACGATCCTGACCGATATATGTCTTTGTCTGATGAAATCATGCAAGCATATCAAGAAGGGAGAGTCCGTAACTAATCTTATTATAGGACTTTTATCATGGCTACATCAGTATATCCCGCAATGGGAGGAGCAGTAGATAACACTTCTGCCGCTAAATTCATTCCAGAAATCTGGAGTGACGAAGTAATTGCCGCATACAAGACTAATCTTGTTTTGGCTAACCTTGTAAAGAAAATGAGCATGACAGGCAAGAAAGGTGATACCATTCACGTTCCTAAGCCTACTCGTGGTTCAGCACACGCTAAGGTCGCAGAGACCGCAGTAACCATCCAAAACTCTGTTGAGTCAGAAGTTTTGATTAACATTAACAAGCACTTTGAATTTTCTCGTTTGATTGAGGACATTACCGAAGTACAGGCTCTAGCTTCTCTACGTCAGTTCTACACTGGTGATGCAGGTTATGGTCTAGCAAAGCAGGTTGACGATGATCTGTTTACTCTAGGTAAGTCTTTCGGAAACGGTGACGGTTCTTCATGGGTACACAACGCGGCATTCCAGATCACTTCTGGTGGCGCATTGGAAGCTTATGATGCTGATGGCACTGCTGACGTTAATGCTTTCACTGACGCGGCTTTCCGTTCTTTGATTCAAAAGATGGATGATGCTGACGTACCGATGGACGGACGTAGCTTTATTGTTCCTCCTTCACTACGTAATGCTATTATGGGTATTGATCGTTACACTTCTACTGACTTTGTTAATGGCAAAAGCGTAGAAACTGGAAAGATTGGTAACTTGTATGGTGTTGATGTGTTCGTTTCTACTAACGTACCTACTCTTGAGTCTGGTGTACGTGGCGCACAGTTGATCCACAAGGACACTAATGTTCTTGCAGAGCAACAGGCTGTTCGTTCACAAACTCAATACAAGCAGGAGTTCTTGGGAACTCTATACACTGCTGATACGCTTTACGGTTGTCAAGTAATGCGTCCTGAAGCAGGATTCGTACTAGCTGTTCAATAAGCTAATACACTTAAGGGGATTCTTAGGAGTCCCCTTTCCCTTTTTTCCTTTTTGTTTGTTTTCGTAGGAGTTATTAATGGCTATATTTAGAGGCGATGGTGGTTCTGGTGATTCTAACACAGACGCTACTATTCTCGCTGTAACAGAGCAAGCCGCGATAGCTACTACTAAAGCAAGTGAATCAGCGGCAAGTGCTGTAAGCGCAAGTGAGTCAGCAACACAAGCGGCTACTAGCGCATCAGGCATTTCCGCTTCAGTTATAGCCGCAGAAGCAAGTGCAACAGCCAGTGCTACCTCTGCAACCGCAAGTGCGGCCAGTGCAACAACTAGCGCATCCAGTGCAACAGCGGCTACCACGGCCAAGACAGCGGCTGAGACTGCTAAGACTGCCGCAGAAACCGCAGAGACCAATGCAGAAACTGCTGAAACAAACGCTGAGACTTCTGAAACAAATGCGGCTTCCAGTGCATCCAGTGCTACCGCGTCAGCATCTACGGCTACAACAAAAGCATCTGAGGCAAGCACAAGCGCATCCACTGCAAGTACAAAAGCATCGGAAGCAAACACTTCCGCTACTAATTCTGCAACAAGTGCATCATCTTCCGCATCCAGTGCTACTTCCAGTGCATCCAGTGCGACAGCTAGTGCGGCTAGTGCAACATCCGCATCAACTGCTCAGACTGCGGCAGAGACTGCTGAAACTAATGCTGAAACTGCGGAGACTAATGCCGCATCTAGCGCAACTAGTGCTTCAGCATCAGCTACTACAGCTACAACTAAAGCATCGGAAGCAAGCACAAGTGCATCCACAGCCACTACTAAGGCATCTGAGGCAAGCACAAGTGCCTCCACAGCCACTACTAAGGCATCTGAGGCAAGCACATCAGCTACTAATGCGGCTACTAGCGCAACAGCGGCTACTACAGCTAAAACCAATGCTGAGACCGCTGAGACCAACGCAGAGACAGCGGAGACTAATGCCGCATCT